GATTCAGGGGGTGACGTGTCATGAAAAACATTGCGGCAGTTGGGGTTCTTGAACGTATTCGCAGACTTGCACCACAGGGGTCGGTTCCACCGTACCGTACGGTGGCGGAGTGGCGGGAATGGCAGCTTGCTGAAGGGCGTAAGCGCAGCGAGGAGGTTAATCGTCTGAATCATCAGACGCGGGTTGAAAAAATTATTAACCGCTCCGGTATCCAGCTGCTTCACCGGAAGTGTACGTTCGGTAACTACCGGGTGCAGAACGATGGTCAGCGCCATGCCCTGAGTCAGGCGAAATCCATTGCGGCAGAGCTGGAAGGCGGCTGTACGAATTTTGTTTTCAGTGGCAGGCCTGGCACAGGAAAAAACCACCTGGCGGCGGCTATTGGCAACCACCTTCTGGCGAAAGGTCGCAGTGTGATTGTGATAACAGTGGCGGATGTGATGCTGGCGTTACATGGCAGCTACGACAACAAAAACTCGGGCGAAAAATTTTTGCAGGGATTGTGTGGCGTTGACCTGCTGGTACTGGATGAAATTGGCATGCAACGGGATACGCGTAATGAGCAGGTCACGCTGAATCAGATTGTTGACCGCAGAACGGCATCGTTACTCAGTGTGGGGATGCTGACAAATCTTAACCATGCAGCGATGAATACACTTCTCGGCGAGCGGGTGATGGACCGCATGTCCATGAACGGTGGTCGCTGGGTGACGTTTAACTGGGAGAGTTGGCGTCCGAACGTCAGCCAGCACAGGAACTGAGAAGTAATTTTTATCCGGAGGAAGTTTTAATGGAAACCGTATTGCATGCACTGAAAGCGATGGGTAAAGCCAATTCTGTTGAACTGGCGGCGCGGCTTGATATCAGCCGTGAAGAAGTTCTCAACGAACTGTGGGAACTCAAAGAAAATGGCGTTGTTGATAAAACGGGTCACACCTGGTTTCTGGCTGGTGAAGGTGAATCCGGGGTAACCGAAGAACAGCCAGCACAGTCTGAAGTACCGGATGTGCTGACCGGGGAGGTCGAACAAAAAGTTACCGCGGACATGATGATTGAGTTTATCTGTCAGGATGGGGCTAAAACGTGTGAGGAACTGGCGGATAAGTTCGGTGTTAGCATTCGCAAGGTTGCTTCCACGTTGGCGGTCGTAACAGCAACGGGGCGCCTGGCACGCGTAAATCAGAACGGTAAATTTCGTTACTGCATGCCGGGCGATAATTTACCAGCAGAGCCGAAAGCCGCGCTGGTAACGGAAAGTGATGGTAAGGCCTTTCCTCAGCCAGCAGGTGCTGCGTTACCAGGCCGGGAAGCCGCAACACAGGAAGAAATTAAAACAGAAACTGTGGCGGACATTGTGCAGTCGTTGCCATCGTTTACCGAAACGCAAGCAGATGAGCTGATTTTTCCGTCCCTGCGCAGGGCAAACCTGGCGCTGCGCAGGGCGAAAAGTGATGTTCAGAAGTGGGAGCGAGTCTGCGCCGCGCTGCGGGAGCTGAACAAGCACCGGGATATTGTTCGACAGATTACTGATTCTTCCCGCCGTGTTGTATCGGAAAAGTGATTGCCGGAGGCGCTTATGGCAAAAGTATTTACACAAGAAGAGCGGGAAAAAATTAAGGGGCAGGTTGTTGAACTCGTGCGCCAGAATGGGCGCGAGACGTTACGACAACTTGAAGCTAAGACAGGTGCGACAAGATATTTAATGAGCGTTCTCGCCAGAGAGCTGGTTGCCAGTGGCGATGTATATAACTCCGGCTACGGGCTATTTCCCTCTGAACAGGCTCGTAAGGACTGGCAAAACGCCCGCAAAAAACTCTCAAGGGCAAAGCTGAAGAAACCATCTGCGGTTGATCCGGACCTTATCTGGTCATTACCAGATGGCGAAATACGCCGCTACGACAGGCGTCTGAACATAATCTGTCTCGAGTGCCGGAAGAGCGAAGTTATGCAGCGCGTACTGGCGTTTTATCAGGGGAATTTTGAGGAGGTGGTGCGGTGAGTGAATCAAAATGCCAGGTTAATGGCAACAAGATAGAACCATGTGCAGCACTGGCAAAGTCCCTTGAGCATGATGCTGAATACACGATGCGAAAAGGTCTGCTGATATACAAAATCTGGAATGAGAGTTTAACTCGCGGTCCTGATTTTGTGATGTTGCGTTCCGGTGAATTTTCTAAATTACCAGTTCGGGTTTCATTTTGTCCGTTCTGTGGTGAAAGTCTGAAAACGTGGGAGAACAGAAATGAATGAAATTAAAGAAATACCAGTAGTACGTGATGAATATGGCTGCTGGACGCATCCTGAATATGAAAAATTCTGTGACGGTCGGGAATATATTTCAACGGAAGAGTTTAACGCCTGGATGGAGGAAAATAATCTTCAATACGTCCTCTGCTTCAGAGATGAAGGATGTGCTGACCTTGATGCGTGTGATGCTGATATTTCTGCATGGGAACCGGAACGACCAGAGGGCAATGGATGGTTTATTGGTTCAATACATGACACCGAAGATGGCCCGGTTTGTGTATGGCTGAGAAATAAGGCCGAAGCATAAAGGCTATAAACCGACTAACAACTAAATACTGAGGATTTAAATCAGAAACGATTTTTATTAAATCCTTAACCGGAGGGATTCCTGCACCCTCAAATCATCAGGAGGCCGCCAGAAAGGGCGGTGGAGATAATAATGGGAATAACTAAAGAACGATTGTTGGAAATAGCAAACCTTAGTGATTGGGCATTAAGTGATGAGAGAATTGTTTCTCCTCATGCTTATGAGTCAGTTACAAGTATAGAAATAACAACAATGGCTAGAATGCTGCTTGGTTATTTCAAAATAGAAAATAAAAAACAGATGGATAGTAATGTTGATATATGTGAGATTTTAGACGATTGGGGGGCTTGGGTTGTGGCTGGTAATAGTTCTATTGATTGGCAGGAAATAGCTGATAAATATAAAAATGTTGTTCCTCATGGTAAAAAATCACGTCGTCAGTGCAGCAATGATGAAGGGCGAATTATTGACATTAGTATCCTTAGGTTAGAAAGATATAAGCAACAAGAATATGAGTTAATTGTTGCTCATTTCGTGATTGGTTTATCTCTTCGTGCTATTGCAAAGCAACAAGGATGTTCAGATGGAACAATTCGTAAAAGATTGCAAAAAGCCTTAGGTTTTTTGACTGGATATATAGCAATTACCAGTTAAGAGTCAGCGGTTTTTTTACCAGTGTAATGGTATAAGGATACTCCCATGTGTCTTACATGATATGGAAGCGCTGTTGCTGGATGCTTTGTGATACTCTTAAAGCGGAGGGGAGAGCCTTCCGCTTCAATTTCTGCGTCCGAAACGGTCGTAGAGAAAAATTCTTTCCATTCATTGAATTTTACTGCTGATTTGTCAGACTTTATATAAATTAGAATTCCTCCATGATCGTCACGTGACGTACCCGTGCCGTAACGTTCGGTTAGCTGAATCCAGCCATTATGAATAGATTTGGGGCCTCTCCATAATTTTGCTTCACCGATCCATTCGAATTTTCCGAATTGATGTTTAACTAATAAATCAACGTGACCGCCATGTTGAGTATCATGTTCAACATCATAAAACCTACCTTTCAGGAAATTTTTGATCGACGCTGTTAGCTCGTCCTCTCCCCACTTAGCATCTTGATAGAAGTGTTTGTCATTTTCTAAATTCTGAATAGCGTCGTCTAAATCTTCATAGAGTTGCTTTACAAAAATATTTTTGTCTGCAGCTAATTTTCTTTGAACCATTCCCCTAAATTCAGGATCCATTCTAATTAATGATTGAAGGTCTGCAGTACAGATGTTTACATCACTCATGCAGACTCTCCAAAAGACTCGAAGGAGTAAAGTATGGATAAAGATACTGGCTAAAATTATCAACCAATTCGCCAGTTTCTGGATGGTAAAAACTTCCTGTGTCTAAAGCATAGGAAATAAGATCATCTTCAACTGGTATTGGTTCTTCCGTTAAATTATCAATGTATTGAAAATGCATATCCAATAGATGTGCTTTATAGCTAGATAAATAATCAGTTGCTTTTATTAGCAGGATATAGTCATCTTTCGTATCAGTTAGATAGGTTAAACCATTGATAAGGGTTTTGTATGTAAAGTGATTGATATTTTTAGCATCTTTACTAACCAGAAAAAGAAAAAGATCACGACACACACTGCGAACAGGATCATTAAAATCCTGCTCTATTTGCGTGATAATGTCGTGATATATACTCTTTTTCATTTATGGCCTGATGATCTCGCTCTTCTTTTCTCTTCACAGGACTTAACAGAATCCAATATTTTTTCAACAATAAATATAATCGAATCAATGTTGTTACAGTTCTTCGCAATTGCTTCATGCAACCTAATTCTAGGATTATCAAGCATTGTCCTTTTTCCTGGTAATATTAACTCTACTGATAAAATATGTGAAGAACTTTGTGGTAAATCCCAAATTTTTCCCAACTTAAACTTTGTCAATATTGGGCTTGCGGACTCTCCACTATGATGGTAAACATCTTGACGCAAACACTTTTGACTTGGTTTGAGTTTTAAAGAACTTGTATTGCCATCTGAGGTGATAAAAGATACATGAGAAATTCTGCCATCTACTTTTTCGTAAAGATCTTGTATTGAACCAAATAATTCAAGAGGATTGTTTAAAATAACGCCAGCTTCTTTTTTTATAAATTTAGCCACAAGGTATTGTTGAGGCTGTGATTCACTTCTTGGAAGGATAGATAAATCAATCGTAAGAATTAATATTTTTTCTGCAGGCATTAGCATGATGGTATTAAAGCATTGCGTGACTTGGCGTGTTTTGCATTTTATTTCTCCACCATTAGCACGTAATTCCATACCCGCATCGCTAAGATGTGTTGGGTCAAGCTCTATCACTTCAGTGTAATACGCTTTGGATAAAAAAACAGCAGTGTCAATTTGTTTATCACGAATGATATCTTGACGTAGTTCAGCAAAATGCAGCTCAGTATCAGCAACTAACAGCTCCTCTCTGGATAAAGGAGTTGGGTATTTTTCTGAGAAGGGGCTATTGTCCTTTTTCTGATTTGTGAAAATTGTTTGTAATTTTGCTACGTCTTCATCGGTGATTCTATAAATAGAAAGTAATCGATTCCCGCTAAAAATTAAACCTTTCCAGAAATCGTCGATTCTGTCTTTTAGGTCGGGATTATGCTGAACTACACTATTTACACGTTCAATAAAAAGGGGTAATCCTTGGGCCGTTACACCCAGTGATGAACCAAGAAGCTTACGGGTGTTGCGCCAGCCAAAGCGTGAATTGATGTTTTTTACTGTTTGCTCAAGCATTAACACTTCCTTAATTTTCCCTTAACAATTTAGGGTGCTAAACTTTTTTGCGCAGTTTACATAAAAAAATAGTGCGTACGCAAAAACTATCTAACATGATGAGCTTTAACCGGGAAATTTGTATATGTTGTGAGCATAAAGTTGGCTGAGAAATCTAAAACGGGTAGAATGACTGCGGGTGCTTGAGGCTATCTGTCTCAGGCATGAACACCAAAAGGCAGATAGAGAAAAGCCCCAGTTAACATTACGCGTCCGGCAAGACGCTTAACATTAATCTGAGGCCATATCTATGCTCTACACACGTAGGTTAGCCTCTTACGTGCCGAAAGGCAAGGAGAAGCAGGCTATGAAGCAGCAAAAGGCGATGTTAATCGCCCTGATCGTCATCTGTTTAACCGTCATAGTGACGGCACTGGTAACGAGGAAAGACCTCTGCGAGGTACGAATCCGAACCGGCCAGACGGAGGTCGCTGTCTTCACAGCTTACGAACCTGAGGAGTAAGAGACCTGGCGGGGGAGAAATCCCTCGCCACCTCTGATGTGTCAGGCATCCTCAACGCACCCGCACTTAACCCGCTTCGGCGGGTTTTGTTTTTTTCTGGCATTCTGGTTTACAATTCGCACGTCAGCCTGAACACCTGACACCTGCTGCGCCAGCAGAGAAAACAGATGGCGCACAAAACCAAATTTCACAATTCTGATACCGACCTTGCCATCCGGCATGGGCGGCGTTCACACGCATTTAAAACCGACTGGTACCAACACCCACCATGTACTGAAGAACAGGCCGAATGGCTAATTCATAACTACCGCAGACGCGGATACGAGATTAAGAAAGCCCTCAGCCTCGATTATCGTCACTGGATAATCTCCGTCAGGCTTCCTTACTCTGAACGCCCACCGCGTCCGTCCCGCACATTCCAGCAACGCATCTGGAGGTAACGTGCGGGTATTACTTCGACCTGTTCTGGTACCGGAACTCGGGCTGGTGATCGTTAAGCCGGGCCGTGAATCCATGCCGGTATTCCACAATACCCGGGTACTGGTGGAGCCGGAACCGAAAAGCATGCGTAATCTGCCGTCCGGGGTCGTTCCTGCCGTTCGCCAGCCGCTGGCGGAGGATAAATCATTACTGCCATTTTTCAGCGACGAACGAGTGATTCGTGCTGCTGGTGGCGCTGGCGCATTGTCTGACTGGTTACTGCGCCATGTTAAATCCTGCCAGTGGCCACACGGCGATTATCACCACAGTGAAACCGTCATTCACCGTTATGGTACCGGCGCAATGGTGTTGTGCTGGCACTGCGACAACCAGCTGCGCGACCAGACCTCCGAATCACTCGGGCAACTTGCTCACCAAAACCTGTCTGCATGGATGATTGACGTCATACGCCATGCAATGAATGGCTCGCAGGAACGGGAATTATCGCTGGCTGAATTATCCTGGTGGGCGGTCCGCAATCAGGTGGCGGACGCGCTACCGGAAGCGGTATTACGTCGTTCGCTGGGGTTGCGTGCGGAAAAAATCCGCTCAATGTACCGTGAAAGCGACATCGTACCGGGAGAGCAGACCGCCACCAGCATACTGAAGCAGCGCACAAAAAATCTTGCGCCGCTGCCTCACGCCCACCAGCAAAACCCGCCACAGGAAGAGACGGTGGTCAGCATTGCCGTTGATCCTGAGTCTCCGGAATCTTTCATGAAACGACCTAAACGTCGCCGCTGGGTTAACGAGAAATACACACGCTGGGTGAAGACACAGCCGTGTGCGTGTTGTGGTAAGCCAGCCGACGATCCCCATCACCTGATTGGTCATGGTCAGGGCGGAA